AACAACCCGCAGGTATGGGAGCCCCTACACAAGCTCCTTCAGGGACTTCACCTTCAGACCTTACAGGGGCTGGTAACGGCACAATCGGAGTTGGAGGTGTTCCGGCTGCAGGGGAGAGCCAGTTTGCTGGCAATGCTTCTCAACTTGAAGAATAATTTTGATCAAATGAAAAAGGAAGATAAGAAAAAATAATGGCAACACCAGATACAGGTTTTTTAGATCAAGGAATTAATATTTCCAACACGGGGCTAGGAGAACAGTCTGCTTTTTTAACGGAAAAAGATTTAGATCCTGCGTACAAAGTAACTAAAGTTAAAGAAACTATACCAGATGCTCCTCCTATCTCTGTAAGAGGCGGGGTGGATCAGTTTGCATCTAAAGACTTATCTAACATAATATCACCTTTTCAAGACCCTACAGCTATAGAAGAAAGAAGAAAAAAAGAAAAAGAAGTTAGAGAAAGTATAGCTAGGGGCGGTGGAGCAGGAGAATTATTTGTTTCTGAACCTGATATAAATTTACAAGATCCTCAAGTTATGGATTTTAATGTAGATACTTCTCTTCCTAGTGCTTCTGTAGATATATCTGGTAGTCCTTCTCCAGACATATCTGATAAAAGAATTTTAAAACAGCAAGCAGAAGATTTTGAAGAGTATTCTATAAAAGACCCTTTTAAACTTACTAATGATGACTATAAAAGATTTGCAGAAGAAACAGCTTTTAATGTAGCTTCTAGCTCAGTTGGTGCAACAGAATTAGTAGGGGGTGCTTTTAAAGCTGGTAAATTTGCTTATGATAAATTAGGTTTTGGTACTGATGTTTTTGCTAACTCTGCTTTTGTAAGAAATCCACAATCTTATTACCAAAGTATAACTGGTGGGGGTGTAGGAGTTCCAGACACTAGTGGATTATTAGCAACAGACGCTGTAACAGGAGCAACTACATATGCACCATCATCAGCTGTTGCAAATCAAACTGCACAATCTACTGTTGTAAGAGATTCAGCTATCATTACAAAAGAAGGTCTTAAAACAGCGGCTAAATACGCAGGAACTGCTATAGCTGCTTACAGTGCTTTTGAATCGTTTAAAGAAAAAGATTATATTCAAGCAGGTTTACAAGCAGGTATTGCATACGCTACTGCTACAGGACAGGCGGGACTTGTTCTAGCTTTAACAGCAGCAAGCGTAGCACAATCTTTCTTTAGATTTGGAAGAGGTAAACCAAAACCGGGTATGGGTGGTTCAGAACTTAAATATGATCCTGAGACTGGACAATTAGCTCATAGTGATACTTGGAGTTACAATGGGTTTGATCCATCTCAAGCAAAAACACACACGGATTCTGCCGTTAAATTTGTAAATAATTATATGAAAGAATTTGGAGTTACATTAGACCCTAAAAAGTTTCCATCAGGACAATCAAATTGGCAATACTTATCTAGAATAGATGTAAGCCCTTATAGAAACGGTTCTCAAAGTGGTGGTGAGTTAATTGAAAGATGGCTGTCTTCTGGAGCATTTATAGGTAATCCTTCTATTTATGATAGTGATGCAGGAGAGAGAAAGTATTTTAATACACAAGAAGAATATGAAATAGCAATGCAAAGATTTGCAAATAGACAATTTTCGTAAGGAGTAAACATGTTACAATTTTTAGGCCCGATAGCAAACATAGCAGGTACATGGCTGAAGGGTAAGCAAAAGAAAGCTGAGATAAAACAAAAGCTAGCAGTAGCTAAGATTGAAGCACAGGTAAAAAGAGTACAAAGTGATGCGAACTGGGAAGAGAAAGCAATGGACGCATCAGCAGATAGCTGGAAAGACGAACTCTGGACGATTACTTTTATTGCCATCATAGTAGCATGCTTTGTTCCTGCTGCACAGCCATATCTATCCGATGGGTTTAGGTTCTTACGAGAAGACTGCCCTGACTGGTTAAGCTGGGGTATCCTTGCAAGTATCGGTGCTAGTTTCGGATTGAAATCAATAGGACAATTTAAAAAATGATAAATCAAGATACAAGAGAAAAACTAATAGAGAAGTTAATATTGCATGAAGGTATGAGATTGAAAGTGTACGATGATGCAAATGGTAATGAGATACGAGCTGGTGACACCTTAGTGGGACATCCTACTATTGGTGTAGGTAGAAACATCGCAGGAGACGGTCTTGGTATTACAGAAGAAGAGGCGAAGATTTTACTATCTAATGATGTAGATAGAGTATTAAAAGAGATAGACCACTGGAGTTTTATAAAAGACTTGAATGAAGTTAGAAAGACTGTGCTTATAGACATGGTATTTAACATGGGCGTATCTAGATTTAATCAAGGACAATGGCCTAACTTCTTTGGTGCTGTAATAGAAGGAGACTTCAAACGAGCTAAGACAGAAATGTTAGACAGCAAGTGGGCAGGTCAAGTAAAAACAAGAGCAAACATTTTAGCAAACATGATGGAAAGTGGCGAATGGCTATAGAACAACAAAATCAAAATATGATAGCAGAAGGCGAGATACCTGTAGAACAACCTATGCAACAGCCTTCAGGTTTATCTATGGAACAATTAGACCATGAGTTTATAGGTAGAGGAGACCCTCATGTAGAATCCTTACGTTTGAGAGAAGATTATGAAAAAAACTTAACTCCTGAGGAGCTAAATAGATTAGAACAATTAGCACCTATAGTAGAAGAATTTATGGCTTTGGATTATAAAGGGAGAACAGGCAAGTTTATGGAAGGTGAGAGGGAGCTGCCAGAGGATAGAATACCTCCAGAAGAACAGATGACTGTAGAAGAATATGGTAATATGTACAACGTAGATAATAAAGAAGAAGTGCTTTCTAAAGTATTTGGAAATAAAGAGCAAGGAGTTCCTCCAAGAGGAGATATACCACAGAGACCAGTAGCTAACAGAGAACAGCCACCGGTTGCCGCACCACAACCTGCACCACAACCTGTTGCAGAAAATCCAGAAGGGCCACGTATTCCTGCAGCCGTAGGTATGAAAGTTCCTAGTTTAGAGGAAGCAGGAGAGTCAGGAATGATTCAAGAACCCGGAAAGAGTAACAGTGGAGTAGCAGATGATATTCCTATGGATGTACAAGAAGGAGACTTTATAATAAATGCAGCAGCTGTAACACACGCAGGAATTGCAGATGTAAACAGAATGATAGAAGATGCAAAAGAAAAATATAAACAACTAGTTGCACAAGGAACAATACAGCCTGTACAAGGTGCACAACCAGAAGAAGTACCTATTCAAATATCTAATGGAGAAGTAAGGGTATCAAAACAATTAGCAGATATAATAGGAATGGACAAGCTAGAAAAAATAAATAATAGGGGTTTAGCAAAAACACAGGAGAAACTACAAGAAGAAGAGCAGTTAGCTCAGAGTAATCCTGCCCCTGAACAAGTTCAATCACCCAAAGGGAGAATGACTTGAAAACAATTTTAGTCAATTATGACTAGAAAACCATCCAGCCACCCGTTTGCCCCGGCACTGGATTTCTACAACCATAAACAGCCACCCTCAATTAAGAGGCACTGATAAAGGAGAATAAGACAATGGCAAAACAAAGAAAGACTAACGCACATAATAAAGCAACGGTACTCGATAACGACCCTCGTGTAGATATGTACAAGGGAAAAGATAGAGTACTAACTGAAGATGACACAACTGAAGAAACTGAGGACACTAACATCAAGGCCATGATGGAAGCCACTCCTGAAGTAGAAAGTTTTATGGATTCTTCCAAGCCTGCTCAACAAGAGTCGGATGGGGTTCAAGGAGACCCTGAAACTGAAGTTAGGTATAAGAAAAGATACGATGACCTTAAAAAGTACTACGATCAGAAGCTATCTGAATGGAAGCAAGAAAAGGAAACTCTAAAAGCTCAAAAGAGCACTATAGAGCAAGCTCCTAAGTATGCTCCACCAAAGACTGCTGAAGAACTAGAAAAGTTTAAGGATCAATATCCAGACGTATACCAAGTTGTAGAAACTATCTCTCACAAGATGGCTTCTCAACAAGTGGAAGATCTCCAAGCTGAAATAGGCAGATTGACTGATAAGGAAAAGAAACTGAAAGTTCAATCAGCTTACAAACAGCTTTTAAATGACCATCCTGATTTTAATGAGCTAAAGACTTCTCAAGAGTTTTTAGACTGGCTTGAGCAACAGCCCAAAAGCATTTCTGAAGGTATTACGAAAAATAATACCGATCCTAATTGGGCGAGTAGGACTGTTGATTTATATAAAGCAGACGTTGGTATAACTAGGAAACAGACCTCTAACAAATCTAACGATGCTGCCAGAGCTGTGAGCAAATCTACTGCAAAGCAGATTAACACAACTGGCAAAAACGGAAAGGTATGGAAGATGTCTGAAATTCAGAAACTTAGACCTTGGGAGTTTGAGAAGTATGAAACGGAAATTGATCAGGCTATGAAGTCTGGTCGTGTTATTAATGAATAAATATAAAGGAAACTAAATATGGCTACAATGGGAAAAGCAGCCGGTTACCAGAATTTACCTTCTGGAAATTGGGCACCAGCTATTTACAGTCAAAAGGTTCTTAAATATTTCCGTAGAGCATCGGTTGTAGAAGCAATTACTAACACCGACTACACTGGGGAAATCGAGAATTTTGGCGATACTGTAAATATACTAAAAGAACCAACAGTTACTGTTGCATCTTATGCACGAGGACAAACTGTGAATACACAGACTCTTGCAGACGATCAGATTACACTGACTGTTGACCAAGGCAACTACTTTGCGTTTAAAGTGGACGATATCGAAGAGAGACAGTCACACGTAAACTTTGAAGCACTTGCAACATCTTCAGGAGCATATGCTTTGAAGAAGTCTTATGACTTTAACGTACTAAATGCAATGAATGATGGAGCCGCTACTATAGACGGAACATTAGGTGTTGCAGGTACTGCTATATCTGGTGATTCAGGTAACAAAATAGCAAACTACATCAGTACAGCAGCTAGAGTATTAGACGACAATGATGTTCCTGCTGAGAATAGATGGATGGTTGCATCTCCACAATTTTTTGAAATACTAAGACAAGCAGATTCAAAAATTATGGATCAATCTGTAACAGGAGGCCCATCTGCTCTGTTCAACGGTAAAGTAACAGATAGAAAGATACACGGTTTCGATTTGTATCAAACTAATGTTATGGTCGTTGGATCAGCAGGTTCAGCAGCATCAAATACGTTTGGCCCTTCAACAACATCTGGTGAAGCTGATGTGTTGTTTGGACATATGTCTTCAACAGCTACTGCATCTCATATTGCTAAGACAGAAGTAATAAGAGATCCAGATAGTTTTTCTGACATCGTAAGAGGTTTACATGTCTTCGGCAGAAAAGTTCTTAGAGGCTCCGGTGATGGATACAAAGCTGTATTCACTGGCGTAGTTGACTTGAACTCTTAATTAGAAAGGATATAAAAAATGGCGACATATGATAGAACAGGTGCCGGTGGCACTACAGGTCATCCTTCTAATGGAAGGACACCTTATTTAGTTGAGAATACTATTGACATAGCTGCAATTAACAGTTCAGCAGGTACAGTAAACGGAGATATTGTTCAGGCTCTAGACATTCCTGCAGAAAC